AGCGACTTCCTCTGTTTCCGCCTGTTCTACTACCGGTTCTGTCTGTGTCTCTTCGACTTGTGATGTTTCAGGTTCAGCGACCTCCTGCATTTCTACGCTTGTTTCTAATAATTCTTCCATGTTTTCTGTTATCCTCCTGATTTTTACGCTATTCAATGCGATATAAAAAGCGCCTTAGCGCTTAATTACTGATCGTTACTGGCTGCTCATTGCTGATGATCTGCACCTTGTCATAATCCGCACACTGTGGATTGATGCACTTGACATGATGATCAACAAATAATTTACCGTTGCGGATCACGTTTTCTGCTTTGATGATCCTCATTTCACATTGGCATTTGCTGCACGACATCCTGCTCACCTCCTTGATAGCCTAATTGCTGAGCTACTTGATTGACGTACTCATTTAATTGCTGGTTCTGTGCCTGCAGCTGTTGGTTCTGCATCATCAGCTCATTTTCTTGCTGCTGTTTTCGCTTTTCGATAACTGCGAGCATTTTATTCTTTGGTACAGAGGAACTATCATCTAAAGCATTGATATACTCCTCAAAGCTCAATTGTTGATTCATGAACAGATTTTCCAGTGACTTTCCTGCGCATATCGGCTGTATGGGTTCGCCTGTGATACATCGACACGCACATTGACCTGAAGCTCCTTTAAAGTTTCCGCATCGATCACCGCTTGCTGCTCTTGACCGTTTTCATCGGTGATGGTGACTTCCATGCCGTTTACGTTATAGGCCACCCAAAGGCTGTACCAAATGTTTGCGATATCCTCAATGCACTGTTTATAGTTGCTTATGGATTCGTTTAACGGTATCGCTGCCTGATCTCGTACTGCAATAATGGCATTACCTGATGCCTGTTCTGGGTTGATCTGTCCGAGTGCTGCATCACCGGCACCGGCAAGGTCTTTGGTTGTCTGTAACATCTCATCGCCCAGCACCTTTGCATCGTTGCTAATACCGTTCGGCTGCAAGTATGCGATCATGTCTTTTACAGATACTACGCTGCCATGCACTTCTAAAGCGGTTCCTGCTTCGCCAATCATTTCCGGATTATCAATACGCTCTGAATCATAAACAATCTGCGGAAAAGCAGCTGTTTTTACAGCGCTTGAACGTCGATACAGTGTTTTATTGACCTCAATCTGATTTGGGATCAATGGCCTTACTTCGCCGTTGCCTCGGGCTGAATTATGCAGCTGCTCGACAACAAAGCCTGCTACCGGATAAAACGTCAAGCCATCAATCGCTGTATCAGGCTCATAGACTACATTTTTTGTGGCCCTGCAAAAATGTACAATGCCATCTTCTTTCCACAGCTTCAGTATAGACGTACATTTTCCGTTATCATCCTTGACCTCAATCGGTTTGTTTGTCTGATGTTCCTGCTCATCACTGGTGATCTCATCAGGATCAATTCCGTTAGTTTCAGCGTTTTTCTTAACATCCTCCACTCTTAATCGCTCGCTGATCAAGATATACGGCTGCTTTTGTATATCTGCCAGCTGCTCATCACCTAAATAGATGTTTGTATTGTCAATGATCTGTGCCTTGTTGCCGCCGTCATAAAAATAAATGTAACTATCCCCAGCAATATTGCCTGCTTTTACCAAGTCCCATGCAAGAGTAGCCATTTTCAGCTTTTCCCATTGCTTTTCAGCATATCTATTGAGTGTCTCGCACGCCTGCTGAAACCTCATCGGATTCTAGCGGAGTATAGACGATAGCCATTTCATTCATGGCGATTGAGGCGGTTTTGTATTTAACGACCGGTTTGATAAAGTTGTAAAAGGGCAATGTTTCACCGCCTGCTTCAACGCCTACCCACTGTCTATCCTCATAGAAGTCATAGGCTTGTGTGGTCTTGGAATATAGAGCCATCTTGTTATGATGGTCTACACCTTTCTGATACAGCTCCCATATCTTCTGTGCTAACTCATCATTCATTTAACTTTCACCTGCCCTTCTGCGCTACCGGTATAATTTTCTATATTTTGTGCGATTGTCTTAGCACGTCGCTGCTCTTTCGTCTCTTGTTTCTTAGGAGGTTTAAACAAGGGTTCAAGCGCTGTCTTGATTTCGCTTTTGTTGAGTGATAATCCGTCTCTTAATCCTTTACGATACGCAAATAAAAAGGCAGCTCCTGCGGCTACCGTTGTCAGTATAGTTAGTATTTCCATGTTTATATCGCACGTGACTTCGTGCCTTGTCCTCCCGGTTTCTTCTTAGGTTTCTCGAAATCAAAATTATATGCCTTAGGCTGCTGAATCCCTCTTGTCGGTGATGTATGGCTTACGCAGAAGCCTCTTAATGCATCAGGTGCGTGTGTCAGTTCATGGGGTTCATTCGCTACATCGTCATAGTTTTTTGGATCACGCAGCACTGCCGGCAGCGTTCGGATCAGATTCACACAGCCAGGAAATATCTTTAAAGCACTTGTCAAAGTCTCTGTTTCATCCTTATACGGTTTGATCCACTCTTTTACTGCAAGCCAACCATTCACACGCTTGTTAGATGTTTTTAACAATGCAATACCATGCTCACTGAATATGTCAGCAACGCTTTTTCCGCTCTCCTGACGCCGATTGAACAAGTCGGGCGGTGCTAAGTAACTGTATATCTTATCGTTACCATTGCACGCTTTTATGCGTTCTGCCGCCGCGCTGATAATAAGATTACTCTCATACACCTCTTTATACACATAAGCGTGATTTTGTGTATCCATAGCAATCCAATAACCAGCGAGCATATCTAAGCCATAGTCCATCATAAAGTATCGTTTCCAGTGTGGCGGTATATCAAAAGGTCTGCACACATGAATCTCTCGGCTGAACTCATCGAAATACTGCCCCTCGAAGATGTCCCAATTTCCATATCGCAGCTTTTGTTTCTCTGATTCACTTAAATTTTCCAATCGTTCAAGATAACCAGGATCAGATTCCATTAAAAATTTATTCTCGGTAACAAGTGAAGGAATGAACTGCCGTGATCCTCCTTTGAACTCATGAAGCTGCATGGGTGGCCCAATATCAATGAATCTTGCCTTCACCCATGTATGACCAATACCGCCGGGGTTTGTAGAACTCTTGCAATACTTTGGGAAGTTGTTTGCACCACGGATTCGGCTTAATAAATAGGTGTACATGGTTTCGGTGAAATGTGTCAGCTCATCAAAACGAATCACATCATATTCCGCGGATTGGTACTTGTACACATCGTTCTCGTTATCACAATAAGCAAAATCAATCAACGAACCATTTTTAAATGTCCACACATGATTCCCTGAATTGTACTTAGCAACCTCAGCAGGATACATACCTAACGATACACGGATCAGTGACTTTTCAAGCTCTGGGAAAGTCCGCCTTAATACAAGTTGCTTACTTGTTGGATATTTCAACGCATATAAAAAGGCATCAATTAACTGCCCATAGGATTTACCGCCGCCGGCAGCTCCTCCGTACAATGTCTCAAATGCCTGTGATTCTATAAATAGCTGTTGCTTCTTGGTGATCTCGATATTCATTACTCAACCACCTTGATTGTTACATTAAAGTCCATGTTTCCGCTGTTCTGTATTTCCTGCTTGTCCCGCCACTTATCCGGCTGCCGGTTCTTCAGCCAAAAGCATATGGCACCTACATCCGGGCCTACTTCTTTTGATACTTCCTTTGTCACAACGCCATCTTCTTTTGTCGTTTCAGTGTATCGATAACCGACGGCTCGTTTATAAAGGGCGTTCTCCACTTCCATATCAGCTGCCTCTTTGTTCTTTTTTAAGGCCTCCGAAATCTCCGAATATCGCTTTTTCCATTCATAGAGGGTTGACACGGCAATATTCATATTGTGTGCTATCTGCTCATCAGTTAAGCCTGAACGGGCCCAACCGGCAATCAGCTGCAATCCATCGTTGCTGATCCAGTAATCATATTTTGCCATGTCATCACCTCCTATTGTCGTTTTGGTAAAATAAAAGCACCTATGCCCGTACCATACACATTTCAGTATATAGCCGATATAGATGCTTTTACGCAATAGGCTCCGTAGAGTCTCTATTGCTATGTAATTTTGAGAATCAGCAAGGCAAGTAATATGGGGGAGAACTGTTCCTTGCTAATTCATGCTATCATAATAACACGTTTTTTTGCGTACTGACCGCAAACTTACAATTTTTATTTTAGTAATTATGTAACTTATGTATGTATTCACATCATATGTAAGCTTACGATTACTACAGTAATTTGCTAAAGCTATTGCGTCAAACTTCTTCTCTTGATGTAAATATCAATAAGAATCTTTCGCTGATTTTCATCAATTAATTTTAAAGCTTCGTCTATCCTTTGAATTTCTGTTAGATGCTTATTACGCTCCTTGACCAGCTCGCCTTCTTCCATCAGCAGTTCAAGTTTTCTTTCCCCATAGGGATTACCGGCATTCTCTAATACGGTATTTTTAAATGCTGGTGAGCTTACTCCCTGCATCTTAACAGAGAGCTCTTCTAGCTTTTCATCAATCTCCATTGCTTTCTTTTGATGGTATGTATAGCTGCGTAAGTCACGCTTGAACTGCTCAATCTTATCCTTTTCGGTCAGTACCATTTTCGCATCTCCATTTTTCTACATGCAGCTCCGGTCCACAGTTCAAATTATAATCACACACGCCATTAATAAACATAGCTATTAGCTCCCTCTGTTCATCGCTTAGTAATAGTTCAGCTGCCCTATTATCATCAATCTCAACAAAAATGAGATATTGAGGTTTTTTAATTTCAATCTTGTCTTTTCCGGTCAGCATAATTTAACCCTCAAGTAGAAATTGATTGTTTTGGTACAACTCGTAAACCGTATCACCGGACTTTGTCACAAAGTACGGTAACATCACTTGATCTATTGTCACCATCTCAGTCTCCAATATTGCTAACTGAGCATCTAACCAGTCTTTTAAGATTCGCCAAGCTACACGCTCTGCTTGAGCATAATCACATTTGCATTTTTGCGCTTGTAATACTAGCAGAACTTTATCAGGTGCAGCCGGCAAACGCACACCCTGAATGCCATTAGCAGTCTGTAAGGTAAAACATATGCATGTGATCTTACCATCGGAGTAATCTAACATTATCTGTTTAGCTCCATGCTGTGCCAGCATCTGCTGTATCTCACCTACGGTCTTAGATGCATCAACCTTAGTCGTATAGTTTTTAATTGGCATATTTCCAGCTCCTTTTATTGTTTAGCTCTCTCAAAATCTTCCGCAGATACAAAACTATTCACCAAATATTCAGGTAGCCATCGGCTCTGTGGTTTCTGTGTTCCCCAGTCAAAATAGGCTATCAAGTAATGAGGCTCTTTGTTTATAACTTCAACCATTTCGACTTTATACCCGTTTATATAATCGCCTTCTTTAATTCTCATGCCACTACTCCCACACATCAAACATATATCGTTTGATTTTATTCTCGCCAGCTTTTGTGATAAATTCGTTGACATCTTCTATTGATTTAAAATAAAATGTACCTTGCGTTTGGCAAATTAGATTATGAGATATATCAAGACAATCTGTTGATTTATCATAACGTAAATAATACTTTTCTTCATCATTTTCATTTCCCCAATTCAAATTGCACTTATATTCATCAAGCAATTCAAAGAACTTTTTATATTCTTCGCAATCCTCACAAGTTCTGAAAACTGGGTAATGATTGATTAACCAAGAATCAGATATTAGATTCTCATTTGTCGCAAAAAGAATAGTTCCGTAGACACTAATGAAATAATATGTTTCGCCTGCTTGTGGAATATATCTCGTTGGCTTTTCTTTAATCAACCTCAACGTGCCATCTTCAAGCACTTCTAATTCTCTGCTTTTTAATTCTTCGCCTTTAATTGTTTTCATTTACGTTGTTTAGTAAACTCCTTTCAATAAATTCATATCATAGCTACTTTCAATAAATTCAACTGTTAAGCTGTGATTTATACAATTTCCTAATTCACAATAAATCAACTCAATGTCATTCTCATCAAATGAAGTTTTTAGAATGTTGTTTAAATGCTTTAAATTTTCTTTTCTATATTCTTCATTCTTTTTGTCTTTGCTATAAGGCTTACCTTTATAAATAGTTCGCGAACACCATTCAAGCAATTTACATTTTTATATCTTTTTCGCTTTTACAATCTTTTAATATAAAATATGTATTTGTTTTAGGAATTAAAATCAATTCCATATTTTCATTAATAAATGAACCTTTAAATTCATACATTAATTTACCTAAAAATTTATTCATTTTCTTTCCTCAACTTTATATATTCGTATTCTTCATTACACCATTCATTAATGTTGCTTGTTACATGGAACACCCAGCATGAGCAACTTCTTTTACGCTCTATATATTCAAGCCACCAACAAACACATTTTTCGCCATCTTCGTCTATTCCTTCTTTATATCGAACAAACGCATCTCCAATTGCAAGGTATTTAAAATTATCAATATCTTCCGCAAACTCTCTTATAGCTATTTCAATAGCTCGTTCCTTTGTGTATTTTTCTTTTGATACAGCAAGTTCATCAAAACCACCATAAAATATATCATAATCAAATTTATTCATCATCTAACACCTCACTCCAATCTAGCTTCTGCCCACAATTTCACAGCAATTCATTTTGGTGCAACACGTTAATACTATATAACCACAAACAGGGCACTGATATTTGTGAATAGGCTTTTTAGGCGTAGTATGTTCAACAAGTTCAAAGTATCCTTTGATTAAATTATTTATACAATTAGTTGCTTTTGATTTTGATATTTCGCCTACTGTACTAGCGCCAATTCCTTGAAGATTACAATTTGATGTCAAATAGTTTAAAGATTCTTCATAATCTTCTCTAATGTATTTCATTTCTCCATTACCTCAGCGTATTCTTTCAACACGCAATCTTTATTGGCTTCGGCTTCTTCCCTTGTTTTAAACAGCCAGCCACATTTAAGCATTGCTATTTTTTGTTGAGATTGATTATCAAACAACATTCTTATCACACCGACAATCTTTTTATCAAAGTAGTAAACAAAATCTCCATCTTTAGGTTTCCACGGCAACTTTTGCACTGTATCAATACCTCTAAGCAAGGCAATCAACATACTATCCCATATGCAACCATCTTCATCAATAAGTCCTTCTTCAGTAAATTTAAAAGGGTTACAGTAGAGTGGTTTACTATCTCTTCCAATGATATTAAATTCTTCGCCTAACTCAACACCAATCATTTCCGCAATTTTTTCCATACGTTCTACAACCGAGTTATCTTCGACTAATTCCCATTTGCATAACTAATTCTATTGACATCATCAATATTTTTGATGTCTGAATTACCCACAACTACACTTAAATCATTAAACCACTTTCCATTTTTAACCTCATAAATTTTACCTTCTGTATACTTGTTTCTACTTGTATCAACACACTTCATTTTAAAATTTCCATCACCGTTCATTGTTTTGTTTCCTTTCTGTCTACCTAAAATGGCAAATCATCATCATTAATCACAACACTATAATCATCTACTGGCTCGCTTACAGGTGCAGTATAAGTATTTGATTGCACTGTGCTATAATCATTGCCAGCGCTTGATTCTGCGCCTCTCGCAAGGGTCTGCACACTATCACAGACAATCTCAGTAACATAAACCTTGTGTTTGTTCTTATCATCGTAACTGCGTGTCTGTATCCTGCCTTCAACACCTAATAAAGCGCCTTTTTCACATAGTTAGCCATGTAATCTGCTGTCTGTCTCCATGCAACGCAGTTGATGAAATCAGCTTGCTGCTCTTGATCTTTGGATACTCTGCGGTTGCAGGCAACGGTGAATGATACAGTTGAAAGCCCTGATTGAGTCTTTCTTAATTCCGGGTCTTTAGTAATACGACCCACTAATACAACACGATTGATCATTGCTTCAGTTCCTTTCTAAAATAGTGTAGGATTCTCTAAATCCTGTTCAAGCTTGCTTAGGTACCCATATCCTGTATTAAAATAGCTTTCTTTCAACTCACATGCGATTGCCTTACGCTTTATCGTAATAGCTTCATAAGGAACACTCATTACACCCCCAAAAGGATCAAATATAATTTCATTCTCATTTGAATACCAATTTATTAAGTGTCTGATTAAATCAAGTTGTAGTGGTGTCATGTGTTTTTCATCTTTAGCCTCTTTAGCAAGTTTTGTATTAAGCACATTGGTTCTTGATATTTCAGGTGTAAGTGATCCTATGCCCCAGCAAGGGGAAGCTATCCTTGTCCATTCATGAAAGTTCTGATCATCATTTTTATGCATCACATGAACCCATTCTTCTTCACGTTCCACCTTTTGCATGATTACAACATAGTCAGGCATTCCGGTTCTTGTTATCTCAGCAAACTTTTTATAGCTATTCCACAAGATACTCGCAGCCTTAGTACGTGTTGCCTCTATCTGCGGATCTGTCCAAACGGTAATCTCGCCATGATAGATCCATTTATGTTTTTGAAATACTTTGATCATCATGCCCCGGAAGTCAATTAATCCCATTGCACCATCTCTGCCCTTAAATGTAGGCATTTGCTTTAAGTGCAAGCAAATCAGCCGGCCTGGTTTTGTGATCCGGTATAACTCTGGGATAAGATAATCTAGCTGATTGAAGTATTCATTCAAATTTTTGACATTAGAGAAATCTCGCTCATCATCACTGTACGTATACAGATTGGCGAATGGAAATGAAGAAATCGTTAAATCAATACTATCATCCGGAAATTGCTGGCATATATTTACGCAATCATCATTATAAATCGTGTAATTCTTTCCTTGCTTCATATTCATATCCAAGATGGCAGCACTATTTGATTGTAATAGACTGTTTCCTCCTTTTCTTCATTCAATACCTTCAGCTGGATATCCTTTATGGATTGATCCATATTGTTCTTTAATTCTTCTTGCTGTCTGCGTTTCTGGTTAATAACATCCAAAATGTGCAGCTCTGTACTTCCCAATACGATCCAGCTATTTACTTCACTCTTTTGCCCGAAGCGGTAAACTCTCCGCAACGCTTGATAATAATTTTCGTAAGAATAAGTCAGCCCACAAAATATAATGTTGTGGCACTTCTGAAAGTTCATTCCATAGCCGAATATCGTAGGTTTAGAAATAAGTATCCGAACCTTACCCTCTTTGAAGCCTTGCGTAGCTGTTTCTTTTTTCTTCTGACTATCACTGCCTCTAACTTCCACAGCTTCAGGTATAAAGCTTTTCAGATAGTCCGCTTCGGTATTGGTATCGCACCATATAATAAATTGCTCAGTGCTGTTATCAACCAATTCAGCACACTTCATTGCCCTCAATTCGGCAGTTCTTTTCTTTTCCTTATGAAATCCTGTTGCTGATGTCTCTAGGTTTCTGAAAAAACCATTTTCAAATGTTTCATCAAGCTCATCAATTTCAATGATTACTTGATATTCTCTCAACTTCGGAAGTGTGTATTTATCAGCTTTGTAACCTATATCAGATGGACTATCAATGTTAATACTCCATGTACAGCACCAGCGATAGAAGTCTTTAGTCGCATGACCTTTTAACCGCCATTCTCCTGTTTTCATGTCATTGATGAAATAGTTAGCCAGTGCCTGTGCGGTGCTCATAACACCTAGAAAGTCCGCATGGTTTAATAACTCCATTAAGTCATTTGGCGCCGGTGTAGCAGTGCAGCATAGCTTAAACGGAATGTCCTTGCATTTGTTGGTAATTCTTGTTCGCGTTGATCCAGTGAAGTTTTTAAGTATTGATGATTCATCAAGCACAACACCACCAAAATCATCAGTAAAATTATCCAACATTTCATAATTCGTTATATTTAACCCTGTCTTAACTTCTGATTGTGATCTGCAGATATTCACATCATAACCTAGCAGTGGTGCTTCCTCATATGCCGTTTGAGTAGTTACGCATAACGGTGCAAAGATAATCACATTTCTGCCCGTATGTTTGTATACTTGCCATGCCCATTCAAGCTGCTGCAATGTTTTTCCTAATCCACATTGTTCAAATAAACAAAAAACTCTGTTTTTTAATGCTTGCTGTACACAAAATTTTTGAAAATCAAACAATACTGGGTTCAATTGTTCCAATGGTACCTCAATCCCTTTTTTAACTAAAATTGTCTTTTTACTTTTGATAAAATCAAAATAATTCACTTTATCACCTCATACCCCAGCAACTCCAACTGATGCCTATATCCTGTTGGGTGAGTCGCATACTTACTCAATGGCTCAACTGTTTCTGTAATTGTATGTGTTCGATTATCAAACCTAGTTGTTACTATCTCATCACTGTTACTGCCAAAGTGTTTCGTGATGATGCAATAGTAGTTAACTTTACGCATCAACATTATTCTCACGCTCCTCATATTTCTTGGCTGTCATGCCTTTCCGTTTCCATTCGCACAAGATTTTGTCAATGTAGTTAAAGCTGAATGCTTTGTTAAGCACTGCCTCCCGCAATGCATAAACCATCAATTGCCGGTCATACTCCCTAGACCAGTCGCTTAACCGCTGCAACTCCATTTGCGATAGCGGATTTTAAACTCTGTCTCAAAGAGTTCAAAAAGTGATGCATCTATTGTTAATTTATTTATTTTATTTTCTTTTAAAGAAGTATTATTATCTTCTTTTAATTCTTTATATTCTTTAGTTGTTGCCCTTTTGATTGCCTTTTGATTGCCCTTCGTTTGCCTTTTGAGTGTCCACTAGCTTGTCTTTTTGCTTGCCCGCTTCTTTTTCATTAAATTGATAATCGGCGTATTTTACTATGGATATAAGAGTATATCTGTTTGTCGTTTCCTTTGTAATTTCGCTTGTCTCAATTAACCGCTCTAATGACTTTCTTACTTGCTTAACTGTCAATCCTGTTTCTTCGGATAATTTTGATAAAGATGTGATGATTGAACCTCTTTTAACCTCGATACCATGCCACTTTTTATCCTGCCAATTTACAGTGAATAACAGGTGCAGAAACAACCGAGACGTATTGATATCGTCATACCATTCCCACGTAACAAACTTGCGATAGAGTTTGATATATCCTTCTGCCATATCAATCTACCTCAATCAATTCAACTTCGATCCGTGGATTATCTTTATCTGTATGAACCGTGTCAACAATTTGCTTTACGTATCGTCTGCCATCATCTTTTAAGATGCCAGTATCAACCAAACTATCCATAATGAATTTCTTGGCTGCCGTAATGTTGTCTACGTCTCGCCTGTTGTCTTTTTCGTACCAAGTAATATTAACTACTACCGGTTTATGTATCGGCGCGAGATGAGCGTTTCTGATAGCTATATTAACTATTTGCTGTTCCTTATGCTTTACTCTATTACCCTTGCGAGGTTAGAGCGATTGCTTTCTGTGTATTCATTAAGCCCGGCTAAACGATCTTTAATCACAAACTTTACCATAAGCTTTCTCTTTCTAAATCAACTCGCAAGTTATAGTTTTCATCAATCGCTTTCATGCCCTTAGCACGCTTTCTAAGCTGATTGAATGACCGCTTTCCGTAGTCTTCTAACGCTTTCATGATGATGCCTTTATCTTGGGTTACGATATAACCTTTCGATGTACTGTGAGCTATATACGTGGACTGCTGATGCTCGTAAAAGCCTTCATTGTACTTTTCAACATGACGGCGAAATTCTCTAGCATCATTAGATGCTTTAATGCCTTTTTCACGTAATTCTTTAACGATCTGAGCTTTCTTTTTCCATTGTCTAAGATCAATAGGCAAGCCTATATCATAAATATTGTCATACCATTCCATTAGCCTAACACCTCCCTATAAAAAGCAGTCGGCACACCTACTTGCTCCGCATAATCTAAAGTCACTTCTATCAATGCAGACATTTCTTCTTTGTTAAAGTTTGATTGGCCGTCCCAAACCTTCACCATAACTGTATCCTTGCCATTTACTATGCGATGTTCAATTACTTTACAAGCTCTAAAGTTTCTTTTTACAAGTTCTAAAGCGTCTTCTAAGACCTGTAAATAGGTATACTTAATATCAGCCATTTCCAAGAGCTGAAGATATAATGCCCAATTATCCTTTTTAAACCCATTCTGCTTTTTGTCTATTTCGTCAATCAACTTCCAAAAGTAATTATTTTGGTTCAAGCTTCGCTTAGACTTTAACTTCTTGATTTCCAACGTATATGTATTCTCTTTTTCCAGATCTTCACAGTATCGCTTATAATTAAAATCTTTTAAAGAGAAAGTAACCTCAAGGTTATTGTCCTCGTCAGTTACTTTTCTTTTGTATACTCCTACTAATTTCACTTCTTATAGAACCTCTTTTCATGAGGAAAATCAGGATACTGTTCTTCAAGATATTCTTTTGCCCTTAACTGCTTCTCATGTCGCTGCTGAAAGTTACCTTGATCCATTAACTGATGGCAGTAAATGCAAGCGGTGACAATGTTTTGCTCAATACCTAGCCCACCTTTTGAGCGTGGAACGAAATGAGCAATCGGCATAGCTGAGGAGCTGCCACAGAAGATACATCTACGGCCGTCCCTCTCCCATACTCTTTCTTTTACTGACTGCTTGATGTCACAGGCTTTACTTCGCTTGCTTTTCATTGTTAGCCGCCTTTTTGCCGTTATAAAGGTTCGCATATAGATTACATAAATCAATGATCTGCTCATTATTGAGTTTGTTTAAATCCATTGTGGTAATGCCGGTTCTTGAATACTTTTTACACCACTCAACGATATTTGATGACTGATAATCTATTCCAACTTTTTTAATTCATCACGATAAGCCATACAAGCTTTAATGTTGTCTTGCTTGTTTGTTTCTGCCTGCTCTGGATTGACTTCTGGCTTTTTATTTTCTTGTTTCACTTTCTTTGGATTTCTCTTTATTTTTTATGATACCAAGATAAACATTCAGCAGTCTTTCAGCTTCTTCAACGGATATTTTGTCTAAATCTTGACTTTTAACATTCGCAGTTTTAAGTATGTAGTTTACTGTTTCTTCATCTTCTCTAAAATCAACCTTCAGATCAGATAACTTAGTTCGGTATTCGCTCCATCTAAGCATCTGTTCTTCTTGACGTTTCGCAATCTCTTTGCCTTTATCTACTTCTGGTAAATCTTCACCTGCATAGATATAAAGTCCTAATCCATGTCTTGCTAACGCTTTAGTTAAAGATCGCTGAATAGCTTTGTTGACATCAAATGAAGTTACTTTATCTGCCGGTATAGATTTGTTCTTATAATCCATAACTGGCAGATATTCAATATGCTCCAAACCATTTATAGTTACGCCGGTTTTACCCAGCAGGTTAGATTGTCTGTATGGTAGCACCATCCTGCTGCATTCTCATAAATCGTATAAGTCGCATCAGGATAAATCTTTTTAGCTTCGCCCCATGCCCATGCCCAAGATAAATAAGATAAACCATTCTTTTCTTCTTTCTTATCATTCACATTAATGGCATTAAGCACAGCAAATACGTTATTATAATCAGTCAGTGCATTAGTTTCTGCACTGATTTCTTTTAATGTCTTATCACTCATTTTCTTTCCTTTCTGCACATTTCAATGCATTCAGGGCAAACAATATCCACTGTTTTTCCTGCGTCTATCTCATACCAATCTTCTGTGATTACATCTCCGCACCAGTCACAAGTCGGATAGGTTTCACAATCTTCTATAAGACTGTCTCTGTAATCTTCTAATTCCTTTTCTGCTTTTAAAGCAGCTTTTGAAATTGCTGCTTGATTGGCGAAAAATCAGTTACTATATCCATGATTTATTTCCTCCATGATCCCAACTATTTGTTGAGCATCATCTGATTCACTCCACAACTCACGCACGCTTGCCACAGTGCATCTGTTTAAGTCACTGACATAATGTCTAAGCAGCGCAAACATTGCCTGTAAGCCTTGTTCTTGGCTGTCATATAAGCAATAAACATCACCGCAAGTAATGCCTGCTGGGTTATTACTGTTGAGCCATAACTCGCTTGTGCCCCAGCCTGTTTCCCAAGCCCATGTGGCAAGGCAAATGATGCATCTATTCCATAATCAGTAGCCATCTCATAAAATTCTAATCCCAAGAGAGGAGTGAGACGGCTGCTGATAGCCTCTAATGGTGTGTGATTCTCATCAATGCGAGTTTCAACGCCATTTATAGGTGTTCAGTAATCTTCTTTAACTGGAGTTACTATCTCACCTAGCACCTGCAGTTCTGCTTTTTCACTCTGCAGCTGTGCTATCTTTTCGGTTTGTTCTTCGGCTAAACGATTGCAATTATAAATTTGCACCGTAACCGCCATCGAATAAATCACAAGTCCTAAAATAACCCAGTTCTTCCAGATTGGTTTTCTTATGTATTTGATCATTGGTTTCTCCTTGCCTTTTTAGGTATTAATGCTACAATTTTCTTGAGGTGATTTAATGAAATATCATAAAGAGTATTATGATGTATTGAGAAAACTCATTACCTATTTTCCAGAAAAAAATTTAATGATTAATTACACCTTACCCATTAAGACTATCGAATTATTTAAAAGTGAAACTGAACAGCTGAAATATTTGGGGTATTTAGTCATTCTTAAAGATATAGAAATCATTAAAACTAACGATTCTTATTCTTTGATATATTTAACGCCTAAAACCGTGCCTCATTTTCATGAATGCGCAATGCAGATGAGTATTAGGCAAGAAAATATAAAATGGAGTTTAATTTCAATAATAATCGGCTTTTTAACAGGTCTTGTCGGTGCTTTAATCACTGTTTATTTAGGAAAATAAAGCAATAAGCGTAAAAAACATTAGAGCAATGTTTACTAGTGCTGATAATAATAGACACCTTTTTAGAATAACGTTTTCTTTAGATAATAATTCTGTAACAATACTAACAGCGCTCATTTTGTTTAATCGTTCTAATTCTCTCTGAAATTTCTCGCTTCCCATGAGTTCACCTTGCCTTTTCTTTTCCTTCGCAGCGTTAATACCTTCTGTAATAATTCCACTCATCAAGATTTTTTTGTATTTAATTCCTCAATGATTTTCCTTTGTCCTACCACCCTTTCAATCATTTTCATCGCTTCGATAAGGTAATGGAATTTTGTGAATCTTTTAAACCTTTTACAATCGAATGGCAGTAGGTCAAACAAATATGGTTTATCAGGAAATCTTTCATCCCAATAACCACAATGATAAGGTGTTAGATTGAAATTGTTCCACATGTCTATCAACGTTGTTGTAGACAAAATTTCCAGTTCAAAGCGTATATTAACTTTATTCATCTCATTACCTTGCCTTTTCATTTCCTTATGCTATAATTTAGTTGATAATTTACTACAGTTATCAACTTTGAGACGTTTCACTTTGCGTGGTGGGAGCGTCTCTTTTTTGATTTTCTTTTTCAAATAATATTTTTCTCTCAATGGCAGCGTTACGGAAAATATCTTTATCTTTGATTCCAAGCACTTTAAGGACATTTGAAACCTGCACATACTTTGAATCAACATAAGCGTCATTTTCTTCATTAATTTTATTTGCTAGATTGAATATTTCTATTGCGCTGTCATGATTACTACTATTGCGTAATTTTTTATATCCTCCTTTGTAATAAAACACTTTAGAATGATTTGTTCTTTCTCAATATTGCTAGTAGAGTAATCATTTTTCTTACACATGTATTTACCTCCTTTCTAATCATCTGATTTGAATAATTCATTTACTTCAACACCTAGAGCTTTAGCTACATTGTTTACCTCAGATATTTTAAGTATTCTACGTCCACTAATTGCATCACATAAAGCTTGTGGTGTCAGCCCGGCATTTTCAGCAATCGCTCGTTGTTTTAATCCTTTTTTGTCAGCAATTTTTGAAATATTAGTAGTAACTGGGCTATTGTAATTTGGAATTTTGTTCAAATTATAAGACCTCCTTTCTACAAAAGTTTGAGTTTCTCAACTTACAATCCGATTATAGTCGATTTGCACGACTTTGTCAACAAATTTCAATATAAAAATTCGATTTTCTCAAACTTTTTATATTGACGTCTCAATATTTCAACCTTATAATATAAGTAACCCAAGAAAGAGAGGCTCTTGTATATGGCATTTAACGATAGACTAAAAGAAGCAAGAGTAGCATGCGGTTTAACGCAAGAACAGCTTGCTTCACATATTGGTGTTGCAAAATCAACAGTAACTGGATATGAAAAAGGAAATAGTGAGCCTAATATGCTTACTGTTCAAAAAATTATGCAAGTATTAAATATAGACGCTAATTTCTTATGGCAAGATGAAATATCACATACGACGCAGTTAGTAATAACATTAGATGAAAAAGAACATATAAAAAAATACCGTGCTCTTGACAGACACGGAAAAAAAGCAATAGACCAACTACTTAATATCGAATATACACGTATAGTAGAACAATCTTTACAATTAGATGAAGTACCAGCACCTTATCTTTATACCAAGACGGAATACCTTACAGGTCTATCAGCAGGCACAGGTTTGTTTGTATTTGATGATATTCCTACTCAGGTCATTAATGTTCCTGAAGAATACAAAGAAGCTGATTTTGTTATTGGTGTGTCTGGTGATAGTATGCAGCCTACATATTATGATGGTGATAAAGTCGCCGTTAAAAAAAGCCCCTGCATAGACAAGGGCGAAATCGGTGTATTTATGATTGACGCAGCGGTTATATTAAAGAGTTAGGTGATGGAAAACTCATCAGCCATAACAAGTCATTTGATGATATTGAATTAAATGAGAATACGGTTTGTATTGGCAGAGTTTTAGGTGTAATTTAGCATCATCTGGCACTACACATCGTCATTAACAAGTGTGCAGAAAGAGGAATTCATATGCAAAAACAAGCAGAAACAAAAACATTAACAATCTATATTTATATGGACGACTCAGGAAAGTTATCAACAAAAGAAAAAATATCAGTATTTGCTGGTATCGCTTTCTTGGATAAAGCAAAAAAGATACGTTTGCTAGAAAATACAAGTCTATTATTAAACAAATTAACTGTTCTTATTGCCATGACAAAAAAGAACAATGTAATCACTCACATTGCCCTGAAATTAAAAGTTTAAATATCGAAGATAAGCATAAGAGGCGCATTATTAATTTGTGTAAGGAACATTGTACATATGCAGTAATCATCAATAATGCCGAAGTATATTCCAACATACTTCTTCCAAAGCCGGTAAAGGACGCTATACAGATTACGCACAAAAAAGAATAATAAAACAGCTCATTATTGATTTAATTAGCAACGGTAAACTTAATCCTAATGAAAACCTAGACATCATTATAAACATCGACCAACAATCAACTAAAAGTAATGGATATTATAATCTGAAAGAAAGTATAGACGAAGAGCTTTCTCGTGGAATAATCAATTATGATTACGGATTGTTCACAAAGCTATTATTTATGGAAAATTGAATATTGCGGTAAATTATTTAGACTCTAAAAAGTTTACGGCATTCAAGCCGCAGACATTATAGCTGGTCAGGTTAGAAAGGTCGTTTTATATTCTAAAAGCCATAATGAAATGATCCAAAAAATTAATTCATTCATAAGTTCAAAACTTTTCTTGCCAGAAAAAGTAGCATGAGCCACTTTCCTGAATGGGCTGACGTACTTACAGTACGCTTAATTGCTATAATCAGACACCATTTATAGACCAGTCGAGGTTACCCTCCGGTACTATAATAATATAGTTTAACATCGTTTTTGTCAATATTTTTAAACAAATCGTTGAGGAAATCTTGCGTTTAACAATTCACAAAAAATCACCCCTTGCTACCAACAAAGAGTGAATAGCGATTCTACCAATATCGCTTGGTACAATAAACAAGTTTTTGAGATCTTCTTTTTATTGTACCCAAATTGTACTACATATTCAAAATTAAGACAAGGAGGGTTCTAATGGTCAAACAGTATTATAAAGAAATAGTGAATCCCGCAACCGGAAGAAAAAGAAAAACTAAATTCTGGTACGCTAAAGGGAAAATCACTATTGACGGAAAACGGTTAGATTATTATAAAGCTGGTTTCACTAGTGATGAAGCTGCCAGAAGTTATGAAAATAACCTTATAATAAAAGCTAGAGCTGATATAAACAACGAAATAACTTATGAAGATTTATTCAATTTATATCTTGAAGATTATCAAAAAGATGGAAAATTAAGAACTTATCAAGATTTTCAACAATTATATGATAATAGAATTAAAGAGTATTTTGGAAATATGAAAATTTCAGCTATCTCAAACGCAAAAATAAGGATATGGCAGCAATCACTATTAGAGACAACTAAAAAAGATGGCACTCATTTTTCTAATTCATATCTTGATAAAATACAGTCATTATTTAAAATGCCTCTAAATTATGGTTTAAAACATGGTTTCATAGATAAAAACATCAATTTTGAAAAGATTAAATTCAGATCAGAAAAAAAGAAAGAAATGAAATTTTATTCACCTGAAGAATTTAATTCATTTATAGATGCAGCCGACACATTGAAATATAAAGCTTTCTTTCTTACTTTATACTTTTGTGGTTTACGAAAAGGTGAAGCCTTAGCTCTAACTTGGAATGATATTGATTTCAAAAATAAATGCATTAAAATAGAAAAAACATATGACTCTCGAAATCGTATTGTTACTACTCCAAAAACAAATAATAGTTATCGAACTGTGCTTATACCTGAAAGATGCTTGGAGGCTTTGAAAGAACTAAACCATTACTATAAAATAAAAAGCAAAGATATGGATCGCTTTGTTTTTGGTTACTTCGCTCCCTTTGGTCTAACTCCTATTGAACTAGCCAATAAAAATTATGCTCAAAAAGCTAATTTGAAGAAAATCCGCATACATGATTTCAGACATTCACATGTTACTTATCTGTTAAGTCAAGGAATAAGTGCTTTTGCTATAGCAAAACAAATTGGCGATACCCCTGAGATGGTTAATAATACTTATGGTCATTTACTAAAAGAAAAGTAAGGAGCTTATAGTATCAGCATTTAATAATATTTAATTACTGATACTCCTACAAAATTCCTACAAAAAATATCATTCAGTAAAATTTTACGCTGAAAATGATATATTTTCGCATTCAATAACGCTTTATTATAGCTTTATATGATACTTCATAAGAATAATCGTTCG